ATGCAAAATCAAAAACATAAGCGCAAACAAGCATCGGCCGGTATAACTACCCGAAAACTGCCGAGTGGTCAAGTCCGTTACCAAGTATATCTAGGGAGAGACGGCAACGGTAAACAAAAGTTCAAACTGTATGCCGATAAGAACGAAGCCGAAGCCTCGCTTGAAAAACTTGGCATCGCAAAAGCCAACGAAGGACAGCAACTTTGGTCGCTATCGCCAGATCAACGAACCGAAGCCGCTCGCTGCTTCAAACTTCTCCAGCCGTTTGACGGCGCAACCCTAACCGCTGCCGTCCATAACTACATCGAAACGGTTTTGAAATACCGAACCGCACCAACCATAACCGAGTTGGTCAAAATGCATATCCATGAAGTCGAGACGGCAAATCGCCGCCCACGAACGATTGAGGACTTGCGCCATAGGCTTGGTAAATTTGCCGCTGAGTTTGGCGACCGCAAGTTGTCCACCATTACCGTTCAGGAATTGCGTGAGCATACTGAGGATCCGGAACATTCCGCCCTGACGATTATCAACAAACTTACAAAACTAAGCCAGCTCTACAATTTTGCGAAACGACAAGGCTACGTTTCTGAAAACCTCATTGAGCGGATCAAGCGACCAACGCCGAATGATGATGACGGCGAGCCGGAAGCATTTACCGTGGAAGAAGCCGCCAAGTTGCTTGAACATGCCGCTGAGTTTAACCTTGTTCCATACATTGCAATCGGGCTGTTTGCGGGCTTGCGGATTTCTGAATTAGAACTGCTGGACTGGTCAGCAGTAAAATTAACTGAGCGAACGATTGTAGTCGGCAAGGGCATTGCCAAAAAACGGAGCCGACGCATTGTTGACATATCTGACAACCTTGCGGAATGGCTTGCACCTTACAAACAGGAGTTTGGCAGCATCGCTGGCGATAATGTGCGCAGTCGGCGGGATGAACTAATTTTAATGGCAAAAATTACTTGGAAGCCAAACGGGCTACGGCACAGTTTTGGCAGCTACCATCTTGCGAAGTTTAATGATACCGCTAAGACTGCGTTTGAAATGGGACACCACGATCCCGCCATTGTCCATGACCATTATAAAGTTCTCGTAGACCCGGCGGCGGCTGAACGGTTCTGGAAGTTGCGACCAACGGGCGTTGCTGAGGGCAAGGTTATTCCGATGCAGCAAGCGGGCTAAGAAGCCCCTCGCCGATACTTAGTAATAGCGGCATCAACCGCTTTGACATCAAACATCAAATTGCGCCCGATTTTCTCAGACGGGATTTTTCGCAACCGAGTCCATTCTGCAATCGTCCGCTCGCTCTTACCAAGACGCTTTGCTAAATCTTTGATGCCAATTCGCAGAGGCTCGGCTTTTGGCTGTTGTTCTTGGAGAACTGCCCGCATTGCGTTCTTCATACATTCTAAGTCAGCATCATTCGGCTTGGCTGGCGTTGGCGGAATAGGATAGCCGAGCCGTCTCAATTCATGATGCAACACCATTACCTTCGTCTTTAAGACCATGCCTTTAATAATCGGGTTCTGAATGCGGTCAATGGCGTTGAACTCATCTTGAAGGCGGGCTTTGACAAGCGGATCAACCGGCAATTTAGGTCGTGGATTGTGCAATGATTGGCTCAAGTCGTTCATTTTATAACCCTACCGCTTCGGCTTCGGCGAACAAGGGTTTTGTTGGAAAATTGAGGCTCATGATACGGGACTAAATGAGCGTTACTGTTTCATTTTCATCAAAAACATATTCCAACCCAGCAATTGCACCACGCATAGCCTCTTGACCAGCGTTTGGCGGGTAAGTAACAGGCGGAGTTATTTCTTCAAATAACCTTAATGCCGAAACTGTAACTCCATGTTCTGCCGCAAACGTTTCGATGTCTGGCAACGCATTTATCCGATCAACTACATCATTCAAATTAATGTCCATATATTTTCCTTTAGTTTCCTTTTTGTTTCGCCAGCGCAAGGGCGTCAGTTGGCTGTCCTGACGCCCTCAGCCAGTGTCCTCAGACTGCCATTGAGGTTTCCTGCTGTCCCTGCTCCGCTGGAGATTGAGCAGCTTGTTCCGGTGCAGGAACGGTTGTCGCTTCAATGTCCGGTTGCGCCTCTGTCTTTTTGACAGGCTCAATTACTGACACCGGCGTGCCAGTCGAGCGAGGACGGCGAGCCAGCATGTTCTTCTTCGCCAGCTTGAGCTTGAGCTTCTCAGCCAGTTCCTTGCTATCTTCGACCATATGACAGGCTTTCGCCAGCTTTGAGGTCTCGCAACGCAGACCATGAACCCAATTCTCTGACGAGAGCGAGAAGTAGACAACCTTATCACCCTTCGCCAAACAATTGAGAACGGCTTCAGCATTGTTTACTGCGTTTTCATGGTTCCCAAACACGAACCGTAGTTCAACTCCGTCTTCGATGTTCGGAACGAGCGGAACGCCCTTACTCTGGCGTTGGAGCATAACAAACGCCTGCCACGCTTTATTGACCTTGCCGGTCTCAACAGCTTCGTTGAATGCATTAGTAATGACTTTGTTTTCAGGACGTTTTTCAACGAACGTCTTTAACTGGTCATACCGATGCAATGTAATACCGCTGAATCCCGTTGCGGTCGCCGCTCGGTCAATGCTCTTACCGGCTAACCGTGGGTCAACTTTCTTCCCGGCTTTCTGGCGAGCTGAGGCAAGGGCTGACTCAAATGGAGCAAGCCGATTCCAAAGTTCCCAAGCCTCAGTCAACGTCAAGGCTCGACGGCAGACGTTCTCGTCATTTTCCATTCGTAGACGATCATACTCTGCCATGTCGCCAACGCTGGTAATGATTGCCGCACTGATTGTCTCCCAACCTAACTGATGGGCGGCTTCCAGCCGACGTGCTCCAAACATAAGGCGATAGGGTTTGCCTCCCGACTCTTTGTTTGGTTCAACGCCAATTGCTTGGAGTTGAATGCGCTGCATACTGTCTTTCAGCGACTCTAGGTCGCCGAGGTGCTTCCGGACTCGCTCGCCGACCTCAATGTCGGCGACACGGATGTTTTGAATCTTCATATAGAAGACTCCTTAAAGAGGCTTGCGCCTCGTTGTACGACAAAGAAACAAGGGCTTGACAACTGCGAAGAGGCTGGTAAATTGCCAACTGGTATAGGGCTGGCGTACTAACAGTGCGCTTGCTTCTTTTGAAGGTGGGTTGGTTCGTTGCCAACCCGCCTTCATTGTTTTTGTTTGTTCCCTCTTGCATGGTGCCGAGTCTATCAGGTTTGCTCTATAAAGTCAAGGCTTCGGGAAAACTGGCGTTTTTAAGGCTTTTTAACGACTTTATAGACTTTATAGAGCATAAAGAGCCGTTTTTTAGATTTTCTTGTTTTTCCATACTGACATCATAACAGGTTTGCTATAGGTTTGCTCGGCAGCCAAACCGCCTGTCACGACCTTCGTGAAAGCGTCATTTAAGCCGTTTCCTATGTTTTTTCCGTTTTCCATGCTTACATCCTATCAGGTTTGCTAGCCCGAAACAACTGAGCGGAAATGCGCACCCCTAGCCCTACCCTTCGGGAAATTTACCCTAAGGTTCACAATTCTTGACCGTCCCAAACTTTTTGAAAAAAAAGACGTTTTTTAGGCAGGGTTTTTCTGAGTTTCCGAGAACTTGTATGTATGCGAGTAAATTATGACATTTTGAAAACAATTACTTTACCGGCCAGCGCCGGTGCCGGACGATCAGCCGGCAGGGCGTCATATCCCTGTTTCCCACCGGCGCTGGCGGAGTTCTTCAAAGGAGAACAATATGACTGACCTACTTGACCGAACCAAAGAAGCCCTATCCGCCCACGGCGGCTGGGTTAAACTGCCCGAACTGCTTGCCTTGCTCAAAGAAGATTCATTAGACAAAAACGCTGGCAGGCAAGTCAGAGCCGCCATATCTGCCAGCGGCGACATAATCAGTAATTCACAGCAAGGCTACAAGTTGACCCGGCTGGCAACCTCAGATGAAATCCGTCATTGCTTGAGCGACCTACGTTCCCGATCCGCTGAATTAGAGCGACGGGCAAGGATGGTTGAGGATGTTGCTCGGAATCTACCTACACCAGAGCCTAACCCTCAGCCCCGACTGTTTGACCGCCTTGACCTGTCATGGTCGCAATTGACCGGCATGGTAGCGGAAGGAAGGAATTAAAATTTATGCGAAAGTCAGTAATTTTCGCCGACAAAGTTGTATCATAGAATGTAGCCTTAACTATAAAGTCTATATTGATGCCAACGGCGACTGAAAGCGCCGGTGGTTGTAGGAACGAATGAATAAGAGAAATAACAGTTTAGCGATAGTCCTTGCGGTGGGTTGCCCAAATCGGCGCAATGCCGTCTCTTATTCATTACCCCTTTCAGCGCAAGGACTGTTTATTTAGAGGAATGAGCCGATCTAAAAACAAACGACGAGCCAAACAACGCACGGCGGAATATGACAAAGCAAATGCCGAATTACTTGCGAAAGAAGCCGCATTCAAACAGGCTGAGAATATATCTGACGAGTTCAGAGGACATCGCAAAGGAACATTTAGACGTTAATATGAAGCACCAATGCCTGAATTAAATTCAGGTCAACTTCTCCGCTAAAGAACTGAACAAGGGCGGACGGGTTATGAAAACGAAGAGCAACGTTGCGAGTATCCAGACTCCGCATTGAACTATATTGACGACAGCAGAGGCGGTAGGACAGGCACTAAAAAGGTTAGTCTGGACGTTGCGACCGATCCATGAAACTTGGACTGCCGAGAGGCAGAGTATTCAAGAGTTGTATGTTGGAGCGCAAGCTACGTCATTTTGAGATCGCCGAAGGTTGGACTACCCGCAAGGGAATGTCAGAACTGGCTAAACCTATCTTGACGGGCTGTAGGCGAACGGACTTCCCGCCTATCTGGTAAACAAACCATTCAACATTGTCATTGCGCTGTAGTTTCTTTTGAAAACCAACTCCCGTAAGTCGGGAGTAGTGTCTGTATATTTTCTAAAGCAGAATGTTATGCAAGAGCAACTTTCCGCAGACCAAACGACAGGTCTGCGGAATATCCCGTAGGAACGGGATATTGACCCTTTTAGAAATTCACCGGTTAATTTATAGCAAAAGGGAAAGCGGCTTCGCCGCCAGTTAAGATAATGGAGCAATGGTTGGACTAGACGGCAACGCCTGAAAACCTCAAAAGTTTCTACAGCAGCCGCCACGCGGCGTCCTCGCCGCTGGCACGGCGGGAGCGAAGCGGACGCCGTCTTACACACCTTTGAAGCAATCCCGCAATTGATGATGCTCTGGATTTACGCACCAAGTTTCAGAGCAAAGCCTTATTAGTCCTTTTCTTGGTAACACAGTTTCGGGATGCGCCAGCATCCAACTGAAACGTAATGCAGTATAGAGCTTCTTTTTGACAGAAAATTGGCAAACACCATGCGGTCTACGAATGCCTTTCCATATCCAACATTCATCGTCCTGTTTTTCAACGTTTTTCCAGAATGCTTCTTCAACAGATTTTGAATCCGGCTCAAATTGTTCAACTGTTGGCAAATCTTGAGCAAGAGTTGTCTCGACAGTTGGCTTTGTTGGCTTGGCTGATTCTTTTAGATTCTTTGCCTTTCTTTTTAACCGGTAAAGAGAATTGTCAGCGGATTTAAGATTCCGACCAATATCTGCACCAATTTCTGCATATGATTTACCTTTCAAGAAACCATTTAATGCCGAAACTTCCAACTTGGTGCATTCATCTTCCAAACTGCTTCGCCTATCAGCAAAATCGTCAACCAATTGACAGAGTTCCGCCGGGTCAAGTTGCGTTGGATCATAAACCATACTTTCAATGGTTAGGTTGTCATCCTCGGAAATAACGGTTTCAAGGGAAATTGGTTTAACAATGTCACCGGTTGATGCCTTCATTTTCTCCCGATGACCTCGTTGATATTCCGTCGTCAATTTCCGTTTACAGATAAGCCAAAGGAAAGTTGTGAACTTAACTCCGCCGGATTTGAATGCCGTTGCCGCTTGAAAAAACGCCAGATTACAGGCGGATTCAATTTCTTGCGGGTCAAGACTGTTGGCAAACTTGTTGCCGACTGTTTTCATGATCGGACGGCACAGCTCAAGCGCATCCTCAAAGAGTTCATCATTGTGGGTTATTTGCCAGTCAAGAATCAGGGTTGATTCTAAGTTTGTAATCTCGGTTGCCATACTTCGGCGAGCCGAGTCAACCGTTTCAACCGTTTCAAAAATAAATAGAGGGATTTTAGGTCCAGCCGGAGAACCAACGGGTATGGATCACAAACCAGATAATAAAACGGATGAGAGAATAGTCGCAATTCTCATAGAGCCAAACCAAACAACCTATCTCAAGGAGAAAACCGAGAAAACCATTGATGAGCGAATTGTTGAAACGCTAGTTGAATTAAATAACAAACTTGATGCGATGACTTTGTTTCTATTGACCGCCGATGCAAAACGCAAAGCCTCGAAGGGAGGTAAATAACATGAAAACAATCATAACTGTCATTGTTCACAATGAAGCTGAGTTTGAAATTTCGGCAGGGAAAGGACATTACTGGGCGGCAGACTTAACTGAAGCCGAAATAAGCAATCCAATGGTTCTTGAACAACTCATTAAAAGCGGCATCAAAGCCGTTGATATTGCTAATCAAAAGGCGGTCAACGATGACCTTTAATCGTCAACGCTTCATTGAATGGCTTAATCTGCCGGAAGGAAGCCGCCTTAAATTGAGCAAGCGGGGCAAGCGCATGACCGCAACAGTAACCACGACCGACAGTCAATCGCTGACCTACTGGATTACTGAGAGCGGAGGCAGTTATACCCTCAGCGATACCGCCAATACCTTCATCGTCAGCGACCATAACGGCAGTCGTGATCCTGAAGAATATGTAGAGGCGCAAATAGCCTCAACAGTTGAGGACGAGGTTGCGCAACGGCTTGACTCATTAACTGGCGAACTCAAAGACGCATTCAACTTAAATGACAGCCAAGCGGCAGCAATAGCGCAATGGCATTGCCAGCGATGTCAGCAGGCATCAGTTGAGAGCCGAGCCAAAGACCTTGTTAGTTTGATTGAGGTTCTATTGACTCGCCAGAACCCGAAACTTGCAGCGGCGGGAATGTCATATGCGGCGGGCTTGGACGGCATCGCTGGCAAGCCAATGACTGCAACCGCTAAGGAGTTAGGCGTTACAAGGCAGGCGGTCAGTAAAGAGGCAAACTTTTGGAGCGATACGCTGGGCTTACCTCGTAGTCGCTACATGAAGTCGCAACGGGCGAGAACCGCATACCGCAACGCCCAATTGAAACGGGCAAGCTGATTAAGTCCAGTATGGCGGCGCAATTGCGCTGTGTGCCTGTTTGCGCCGTCATTCTTAGCCATTGCGCCCGTTGCGCCCTACCCGGCAGGAAGTCTACTTGAAGGGGCGTATAGGTCGAAGAGGTTATGCACCCAACGAAGCCGTTATGACTAATGCTGAAAACCGCTTTTACTTTTACAACCGTTGACATCTCCCGCCAATTCGTATGACTGAGATTACCAATAAGAAAACTTACCTTCCCAAAATCAAACTTGCCGAAAAGTTAGGCATAACCCGGCCAACGTTGGATGCCGTTATCATTCGGGGAAACATCAAACCGAACAATGCCCACCGGTACGCCCTTGAAGACCTCATAACTCAACTCAAAACCGAACAAAGCGACAAAACATCGGATGATAAGCAACTTCAACAGCGGCAACTCTTGCAGAGCCGCTTAATTCTTCGCCGGTGCGAATTGGTTGAGCATGAATTGGCAGTTGCGAAGGGTAAATATATTTCGGTGGATGTCGTTCGATCTGAAGTCCAGCGAATGGTCAACGCCAGCAAAATGGTTTTCATGTCTTTACCTACCGCCCTCGCCCCGGAACTTGCGGGATTGACGCCAGCGGCGATTGAAAAACTTTTACGTGAACGTCTAACTGACGCTTTGAACCATCTTTCCACGGGAACATGGTCAGGCGGATCGGGCGAGGCTGAAGGCGCAAGCCTGACAAACAAAGGATTGACCACCGGTTAATCGCCAAGCCCAAACTTTAGGAGAACCAAAATGACAACGCATTCAACCCTTAACGGAAATCCGATATTCATATCAGAACCCCCAGCCTTAGCCGGCGTCTATAACTTACTCCAAAACGTAGGAGGTAAACTCATTCTTCAATACGGCGACTGGGCAAAGATTGAAATTGGCGGCAAGCAGTTTTTCATAACTGATACTCATACCTGCTACCCGTGCATTTGCGATTCTACAATTGATTCTAAAGCTGGCAAATCATTGAAGAGTATCATTGAAGATTACTGCGACCGTCTTCAACCTGATAATCCTCGTTATATCAACCTCAACGCTCCGCCTAGAACGCCATGAATCAAATCCGAGACCGCATCAAAGAACTCCGTCGTGTCAAAGCGTCCTCGCTGGTTGACCATGAGCAAAACTGGCGTTTGCATCCAGAATCTCAAAAGAAAGCCCTGTCAGGCGTTCTGCAAGATATTGGTTTTGCTGATGCTTGCCTAGTAAGGGAACTCGGCGACGGGCGGTATCAAATCCTCGATGGTCATTGCAGAAAGGAATTGTCTGGCGATTCTGAAATACCTGTCCTCGTTTTGGATGTTACCGAGCAAGAAGGCAAAAAGTTGCTGGCGACTCTCGATCCGTTAAGCGGTATGGCTGAAATGGACTCTGCCGCCCTTTCCACTTTGCTGACTGAGATTGAAACCTCAAACGCTGACGTTCAACAATTGTTAGACAATCTCAATTCCGAAGCGATTGAAGCCTCTGTCATGGCAAAGCCGGAGTCCGATCAAAGTGGTCCCGCTGATTTTACCGCTGGTCGCAACGCTGTTATTAGTTATGTCCTGATTTTCGATAACGCCGATCAACAGACGGTTTGGTTCAAACTGTTAAAATATCTCAAAATCAAAAACCCTGAGTCGCCCACCATCGCCCAAAACCTAACTGATTTCATTCAGGAGAATCTTGAGAGTTAAGCAATACATTGATGCCGATGTCCTGAGCGAAGCCAAAAAACGGCTCCACCATATTTATGATTTACATGATAGCGTTGCCGTTTGTTTTTCAGGCGGTAAAGATTCATTGGCAACCTTGCATTTGACGCATGAGGTCGCAATGGAGCGATACGGGAAAGATGCCGTGGTTGACGTTGTTTTCAGGGATGAGGAATTGATACCCGACGAAGTTATCAACTTTGTTGACCAGTATCGGCAACTGCCGTGGATCAGAATGCGCTGGTATGCGATACCGCTGGCATCAACGAAGTATATTTTAGGAATCGTCAAAGACTACATTCAGTGGGATCCGGCCCGCCAATGGATTCGCCAGCCGCCTACATGGTCAATCCGATTGAAGCCCGGCGATAACCGAGTATTTGACCAATACAATACGGACGATTTCATTGCCGATGAAGCGGGCTTCAAGGGCAAGGTTGCTTTCGTCAATGGAATTAGAGCCAGCGAGAGCATCATTCGACATCGCAGTTGCGTCAACAAACTTCATGATAATTTCATTTGCGCCAGCAGTTCAAACCGAGTCTGGCTATGTAAGCCTCTTTTTGACTGGGCTGAGAATGACATCTTCCGCTTCTTTTTTGATAAAGGCATCAAGTATTGCCCGCTCTATGACCAGCAACTATTCGCCGGACAGTCGTTGCGAGTTTCAACGCCATTACATGCGGAGTCAGCCAAGAAATTTGACAAAGTTAGGACAGTCTCGCCGGTTTTTTATGAGCAGGTAATTTCTATCTTTCCCGAAATGCTCTGCCAAGAGAGGTATTTTCATGACCTTGATCGGAAAGCCATTGTCGCCAGATACGGTCAATCGCTTGATGGCGTTAGGGCGTGGATTGCTGAGAACATCAACGACGAGCATAAACTACGGCTCGCTTTCGAGCGGTTCAAAAGCGTCTGCGTTAGAGCAAAGAAAATGCCGTCAAGTTATCCGCCCGACCACGTTTTGAAACAGTTTATGTCAGGCGCATTCAAAAGAGAGATTTTACCCTTAAAGGCAAAATGAAAAAAGACGACCCGATTGATAATATCGAATGGCGGTTAGCCGCCGAACTCAACCCAAACGGCTGGAATCCTAACCATGTTTTTAGTCCTGAGTTGAAACTGCTGGAATGGAGCATCATTCAACAAGGCTGGATTCAACCGATCCTCATTAACCCGAACAACCTAATCATTGACGGCTTTCATCGTTGGAAAATGTCAACTGAGTCAAAGACGTTGATGCAACGCTATGGCGGGTTTGTTCCCGTCGCAGTTATCAATGTAGATGATGCTCATGCAAAATGTATGACCGTCAGGATTAACCGAGCGAAGGGCAACCATATCGCAATCAAAATGAATTCGCTGGTTCAACAGTTGGTTGACGATCACGGGTTGACGCCGAAGGAAATTGCCAACGAACTCGGCATGACTCTCGACGAGGTTGAACTGTTGATGCAGGACAATGTTTTTGAGGCGAAGAAAATCAAAGACTGGGAATACAGCAAGGCATGGTATCCCGTGGAACAACTTAAAAAGGGCTAGCGTTTACGATTAAGTCTTTCTGACATCCGCTGCCGAAATATGAAATACGAAATTTTATGCCATTCATTTTCATACATTGATATATCTCGTTGCGTCATGCTTTCAACACCCTCTTCTGAAAACTCTTTGCCGTGACGCTTGAAGTATTTCTGACGGTATTGCTTGTAATTATCGTTTGCGATTTCATGAGCCTCCAAAGAAGTAAGAATAAAGTAACGAGGACATATTTTCCCTCTGGATTGGTCAGTCATAACCTCATGTTCATTTTCATGCGGTTTGGGCAGATAGACAAAAACCCAAAAACAATTGTCAGCGCAGTTTGATTTATCTAATAATTTGGTTCCGATTAGCCATTTGTTTTTATCAGTGCATTTGACCTCAACTCTTGCGATGGAATGACCGCTGGGAACAAAGGCATAAATGTCCGTGCTCTTTGATTTGCCAAACGTAATTGATGCTTGAATAGACCGATTATTCAGTTCGCCTGCGACCAGATATTCGCCAGCCATGTGTAGACATTCTTTACGTCTTTGAGGGGTTTTCATAATTAACCGCAGAGTTTGGTTTGACTGGATTTTGCCAATAATCAGAAAAGAAGCAAGCCAACATCAATCATGTCAACGCCCTCAATTTGTCCCGCACCTGTCAGCCGAAACGGTATAATCCGGCATGGAACAAAAGAGTCAAAAGATGCTTTCAATGCAGGGTTTTCCGATGTATTCGGAGAAGAAGTCTTGCATGAAAGATTACAACGGATTCAGCGGAACAATTAGAAATAAACAGGCGGCTTGGCTCCGCAAACAATATGCCGCTGGCAGACCTCGTCCAACGAAATGTGCGGCTTGCGGTCAAGATAAAGGTATCTTCCAAGAACATGACGAAGATTATTCTGAGCCATTCGGCGATCATGAGGACAAGCGGTTTCCGGTTTGTTGGTTTTGTCATATGATGATTCATTGCCGGTTCCGCAATCCCGACCGGTTCAATGAGTATGCAAAAATGGTTTCCGAGGGCTGGCGATTGACCGAGCCATTTCCAAACAATTTCCAACGGTTCTGCAAAGTTTTAGAAAAAGAAGTTCGGTTGCCAATGGAAAAAAATGACAGCGGTTCACCGTTGCTTTTGGAAATTGCCGCTGGAAAATATGCGCCATCAAAACGCCCTTGAAATAGGGCTTCTTGATCCGAAGCCTAACCGTTGAGCATCCCTGCATCGCCCGCCCTTCGGCGGGCTTTTCTGTTTGAATTGAGTGCAGAGGATTCTGGATTTAACATCGCCAGAGATTTTGCAACGCATCAGTTTGACCTTAGAGGAATTTTCCCGAAGGTCAGGCTACAAACATAGCCTGAAAGTAATTTAGGGTTTTGCAACGCTAAGGTGGGCATGGATTGCATCTTTGAGAGCGTCAAAATAACAACTTCCTGAACAAGTTTCATGCCAAAATAGGCATCATGAAAAGAGACAACCGCCAAAACTGGCGGCGTCTCTTTTTTGTTTTACTTCACCGCAACTAACTTCATCCCGCCATCCGTCAACTTCTCAAACCGGCTCCGCTTGCCATTAAAGCGGTGGTTCGGATCAATGACTACTGCATAGCCTCGCTTGACCTGCTCGGCGTTGGCTTTCTCGCCAGTCCAAGTTTTGGCAGTCATAATGCCAAGCACCCGCTCGCAAAGTTCCTGCTCGGTCTTGAACGGCGTCTGCGCTTGCGCAAAGAATACGCCACGCAGTTTGGTTCGTGGGTACGGGTTGCCGTCGTTGACTGCGGGTTGCTTCGCAGGCTTGGCTTCAACCGTCCCGGCCACCGCTTCAAACTTATCCTTCATCGGATGACCCTTGCCGTCATTTTTGACCGTCCCGAACTCAATTGCTGTTGCAACACCAACGTTCTTCAACGTATCGGCGTCAGCTTTGAGGATAATGGCTTTACCGCCGCCGAGGAATGTAGCTCGAATGGCATTGCTACCTTTCGGGAACTCAACCGGTTTGCCAGCGTTCAACAGTTCGGCAACCGTCAACGGCTTCGGTGCTGGCGTCTGCAACTTGCCAGCGTCGGCGGCGGCGTTGATTGTATTAGCGGCGGACTTATGGATCGCAACTGCTTTATCAGCCGGTTTTCCCGCTGGCAGCCGATTAACTTTGTTCTGCTTCTTGCTGTTCTTGCTCTGCTTTGTCATGTCTCTACCTCTACCTTTCTTGTTTGCCCTTTCGGGCGGTTTGTTTTTCTAACTACCTTTACTCTTGCACGTCCTGACTCATGAACAACATCTTTAGACATCTTTAGAAGGCTCTAGTATTCGCTGGTAAGCATCAAGACCATCGCACCGCCCGGCCCGCCAGCGGCACAATACAACTTGATTTCTTTCAGCGGGAAGTCGGTATAGGGTATTTTCTGCTGAAAGGCTTTATTACCAGTATCCCGCTCGCAAATTGCCACAGCGGTTTTGTCCTCGTTTACCTTGAGCGTCCAGAATTGGATGCTCGCTAACATTTCATCCTTCCGGCATTTCGGTTGCCAACTGGCGATCAAGTCAATCAGCCAATAGCATTCAGCATTCTCAGCCAACCATTGAACGCCATCGGTATAGACTAGCGAGCGGGTTATATGGCGGTAATAGTCAAATGTCCCGGTAAAACCATTCATTCCGTCTTGAATTTCAGCGGCTGTAAGTTTCATCCCTGTCTCCTTTGTTAGTTGGTTCGGTTTCATTACAAAAAACTCTAGCGTGGGCTGAGTCATGAACAAGTGGGATTGACGGTTAGACCATCAATTTAGTTGGCATCAAAAGAGGCTCTATAGAGTCTCTTGGCACAATTCTTGTTCGGCAATTGACACGCCTCGCCGAGGCATGACAACCGAGATTACTTCCAGCCTTGTAGAACAAACCGCTCGCCATGCATGGACTCCGCCTGACCCGCTTCCCGTTTGGGAATGGGGTCGCCGTTATGTTGAGCTTGATCCGACCAGCCAATTCAAAGGCAAATGGAATCCAGACTTAACGCCGTGGCTGAAAGAGGTTCTTGAATGTCTGCAAGACAATACGATTCGGGATGTCGTTCTCTCCGGCCCGAGTCAGGGGGCGAAAACTCAGCCCCTAATGGTCTTCCTCTGTTGGATTATTCAGAACGCACCCGGCCCCGCCCTATGGTTGGAAGCAACTGGCGACGATGCTGAGAAATTTGCCCTAGATCGTCTAATCCCGACAATTGAAGGCTGTCCACCTGTCAATCGTCTGCTAACCCCGGAGAGATTTAACAAGACGCAAAGCGAAATCCGCTTTGCCACGATGCCGCTCTATATCAACGGCGCAAAGAGTCCGTCAAAATTACATAGCAAACCGTTGAGATATATTTTTGCTGATGAATGTGGCTCAGGCGATTATCCCGAAGGCGCATTATCAAAACTGGCGAAAAGAACCCGGACGTTTTGGAACGCTAAACGGATAAAGTTTTCCAGCCCCGGCAATCTCGGTGATGAATTTGATGAAGCCTACAAACTAGGCGATCAGCGAAAATGGTTTTGGACTTGTCGGGCTTGCGAGCTTGAACAGGAATTGGTTTTTAATCAACTCGCCTACGATACCAATGAAACGACCAAGCCCGGTGGGAAATGGAACTTTACCGAACTGGAAAAGACCATTCGCTATCAATGTCCAAAATGTTCTGAAAAGTATTTTGATGACCCCGCAACCCGCCGCCATTTCCTAAACGGAAAATGGAAAGCAACCAACCCGCTTGCCCCGGCCGACTATGTTTCCTTCAACTGGAACGCCTGTCTCCCGACATGGAATCGTTGGTCTGACCTAGTCATTGAATTCATCGCCGCTCAAGCGCAAATCAAGGACGGCAACGTTGAACCGCTCAGGATTTTCATAACCGAAACTCTGGCAGAGCCGTGGCAAGTCAAGATTGAGGACGCTGACCTTAGCGAAGTCAAAAATCGGCGGGGAGATTATTTCAGAGGCGACCGCTGGCCGGATGCATCCCGAACCATTATGACGGCGGACGTGCAAGCGGATGTCATATTTTGGATCGCTCGCCAGTATGCTCCCGGCAAAGGTTCAAGACTGTTGGATTATGGCAGAGTCTGGCGACTTGAGGACTTGCGGGAAAAACAAAAGGATTTAGACGTTGCCGATGGCGACGTTGGCATTGATAGCGGATTTAGAACCCCCGAAGTTTATCGGGCTTGTATGGCATACGGTTGGAAACCGACAAAAGGAACCGCCGCTGACCATTTTAATCATACGATTAACGGCAAGACCGTTAGAAAAGCATGGGCTTGGTCAATGGTTGATCCTGACATAGGAACTCAACTACAGGGCAAGCGTAAAGTCCGACTCTGCATCTACAGTGACAAGGCAGCGCAAGACCGTCTGCAATTATTCATGGCAGGGAAAGCCTCCCCGTGGGAACTCCCGAAGGATACTGAGGACGAGTATTTCAGGCAATTAGTCGCTGACCAACTTGTTCAAAAGATAGATTCTAAAGGACAGGTTCAACATCAATGGGTGCATGTTTCGCAACAGCCGAACCATTTTCGGGACTGCGAGAAGCTAAATTTGATAGCCGCTTTGGCCGCTGGATTGCTCTAACCGATTGACACGCCATGCCTCAGCATGGCGAACCCTTTCTACGGCTTAACAGAGCAAGAACTAACTGATTTACGAACGGCAACTGTCAGCCAACTTCAAGCAGTAATGGCTGGACAGGTTTTCGAGGATGTCAGCGTTGGTGGTAAAAACTTTCGCCGCCGCTTACCAGACGCAACCTCGCTCAGGACAAACCTCAGTTTCATGATGTCTGAATTGCGCCGACTCAATCCAGCGCAATACGGCATCAGAGTAACCAGCACTAACGCCTATTTCGGGAACTACGACCCGAAATAACCTCTTATGCCAACCTCGAAAATAACTCCTAACATCGTTGACCGAGCAATCGGCTTTTTCAATCCGAAAGCCTTACCCGGTAGATTAAAAGCCCGAGCTGTCAACCAATGGTTTGAGGCAGCTAACATTTCAAGACATCGCTCATGGATGCCAATTAGGGCGCAAGACAGCAAGTTTACCGCCGACCCGTGGGCAAGAACCGTCTGCATGAGTCATGCAAGATACCTTTTTGACAACATTGGTTTTGTTAGAGGTTCGCTAGAGCGTCTGTCTGACCTTGCGGCTGGCAGTCGAGGTCCGATAGCGCAGTCATTATCGTCAAACCAAGAATTCAACGATGCCGCAACCCGCCATTTCGCTGAATGGGGAAAATACTGCGATTACTACTCAAAGCTTCAGTGGGCGGATGTTTGTTATCTCGCCGTTCTCAGCATGCTTCGAGATGGAGATTTTGGCTGCATCCTAACTGAGTCGGCTTCGGGCGTGGGGAAATTGCAGTTAGTTGAAGGGCATCGGATCGGCAATGGCTACGCCCTGTCAAAAGAAGATGATGTTGACGGCGTTTTGCTCAATGCCAACGGTCAACCCGTCGCCTACAAAATCGCAATCAGCGGGGAACTTTATACCAACCAAGTTGAAACAATAAATGTCGCCGCCAAAGACTTTATACTTTTCCAAGATTTTCAACGAGCCGATGCTTTACGAGGCATTTCATCCCTTGCTCATGCAATTAACAATTTACGGGATATTTCAGATATTCTCGCCGCTGAAAAAGACGGCGTAAAATATAATTCAAGTCAGGGCGCATTCATCACAACCCTGACAGGCGAAGCTGACCCGGCCGACTGGGATCCGGATGAGTCCAAAATATCAAGCCCTGACGATGTATCAACTCTCAGACTTGAAGATGTTTACTCTGGTAACATCAAACGGCTCAACCCCGGTGAAAAAGTTGACCTCTTAAAATCTGACCGCCCGAATCCAACCTTTCAAGGTTTCCTTGATTATCTGGCAAGAGACGTTGCGGCAGGGCTTGGAATCCCGCTGGAATTCATCTGGAATTCAACGCAAGCGGGCGGAGCAAATCAGCGATTCATTACAGCGGTTGCACAGCGGAAGATTGACCGTCTCCAAAACCTTCTTGTCCGCCGATTCTGTAATCGAATCTATGGCTGGGTCATTGCTAAAGCCGCCAAAAATGGCGACATACCAAAACTTCCCGACGACTGGTTTAAGGTTCGCTGGCAACCGTCTTCCGCTCGGATCACCGTTGATGCAGGACGGGAAGCTCGGGAGAACCGAGCCGACTGGCAATGCGGTCTTCGCACGCTTCAAGAGGACTTGTCGGAACGAGGCATTGACCCCGAACAACATCTTGAACAACGGGGACGGGAAGCATCTAAAGCCGTCGAAGTTGCCAAGAAATACAATATCCCGCTCTGGATGGTTTGGCAGGGAACTGCCAACGGCAACCCTCTCGATCCTGAAGACCAAGCCGAACAAGCCGCCGCTATCAAGCAAGACCGTCCAGAAACCGGTGAAAAGCCCGTTGAGGGCGAGGAAGAAGCATGAAGCATATCCGATTTACCAATATCGCAAACCAGATTTACAGCAAACCGTGGCTCGTTACCCCGTTGGCTCATGCCAGCATCCGCCGTCTTTTTGAAACCCGCTATCAAGTAAGCGGCAAAGCAGAAAATCAGTTGGTTGACATGTTCGGCGACTCTCAACCTGAAATGACCATTGAAGACGGCATTGCTATTATTCCGATCAAAGGAATCATCGGCAAGGGTCTTGGAAAGTTGGAGAAAGTTTGCGGGGCGGTTGATACGGAAGACATTTCTGCCAACATTACCGCCGCTCTTGATAATCCCGACGTAACCGCAATTCTGTTGGACGTAAATAGTCCGGGGGGAGTCTGTAATGGCACGCCTGAATGCGCTCAAATCATCGCCGATGCAAATGAGCAAAAGCCTGTCATGGCTTATTCGGACGGTGAGGCTTGTTCTGCTGCCTATTGGCTCGCAAGTTCCGCAAAAGCAATCTACGGCTCTGTCTCAGCCGAGTTCGGATCGGTAGGGGTTTACCTGCCGTGGTGCGATGAAACAGAAGCCTATTCAAAAGAAGGCGTAAAAATTGAACTCATCAAAAATACCGGCGGCGATTTCAAGGGCGCAGGCTATCCCGGCACCGCTTTGACCCCGGAACAAAAAGCCGAACTGCAACGGGGCGTTGACCAGATTTTCGCCATGTTTACCGGTCATATCATTGACCGGCGGGGGCCGGTTAATCCGAATGCCTTACGTGGTCAAACCTTCCTGTCAGCCGAAGCCAAAAAGATGGGACTCATTGATGAAGTCGCAACTTTTGCGCAAGCCGTTTCAGATTTGAAACTGTTGGCAGGATAATATGAAAGCAATCACGGTTGATGTAATGCTGAATGGATTAACGCTCGCAAAAGCAATAATCTGCGATGATGGAACTGTTACCCGTTTGGGTAATGTTATTTTGCTTCCGCCTCTAACCGCAAAAGTCCAAAAAAGTCTTTGGGCAGAGTTTGAGGGGAATAAGACGGCATTAAAACCATAGGAATGCCAGAAATATGTATCACTGGTTGTTGAGGCAAACTTCTCGGCGAGATACCGAGAACCAATCCAAGACCCTCTCTTGACTCACCCGCTCGAAGCGTAATCCATTCCTCTGACTCAACGGGACGAACGCCGACCGCCCCTCCAACAACAAGAAGTTTTTGTCCACGCACGTATGCTCGAAATGTAACATCTCCTAACGCCGTAACTTTGTATGTCATATTGATTTGCCCTATGTTTATTGGCGCATTGTAATTCAGGCAATTATACTCAACAAGCAAATATCGTCTCACTAAAACCCGTCATGCTCCCGCTTGACGGGTTTTCTGTTTCCCGCAGTTGACACGCCTCGCCGAGGCATGAGTAACAAAACCGTCTCCGTAGAACTTTTAGAAACTTCCAAGCAACTCGCCGAAGTCCAAGAAACCAACAAAACGCTCGGTCAGGACATTGTTTCTCTCCGAGAACAACTGGCAACCGCCAATCAAGCTGTTGAAACAGGCAAGACAGAACTTACCCGTTTAGCAACTGAGATTGAGGCAAAAGACAAAGCAATCCAGACCGCAACCGCTGAGATCAAAACTCTCAAAGAAGCTGTTGCGACTGCTGAAAAGTCCGCCTCCGCAAAAGCCGCTGACATCATCGCATCGCAAGGTTGCCCGCCTGTTGCCGGTTTGAACGTTCCAGTTCCAACCAGTCCCGCTGACCTCATGGCTGAGTTCCAGCGCATTACCGATCCCAAAACCAAAACCGAGTTCTACCGGAAACACCGCGCTGTTCTCGACCCGAAATAACAACCCCCTAAAGGAATTTTCAAATGGCTACCAATAACATCCAAAACGTCAACCTAGACGTAATTTCACAACGAACATTAGAGACTTTACTGCCTCTTTTAGCTCCTGTCCGAGCAATGGCGGCAGACTTCTCGCCTGACATAATGAATGAGGGCGAAAGCGTCAAAACCCGTATCGTTCCCCGTGGGACAGCATCCGACTTTAGCAACGGTTTCGTTGCCAGCGATGCCAATACCACGCCAGTCGTTATCAATCTTTCATCCCAGAAAGGTTATGGTGTTGGCTTCTCCGATGCCGAAATCAGCAAGTCATCCATTGATTTGAACCGTATTTTCGTCGGGCCGGCTGCGAATGCCGTTGCCACAGCAATGATGTCAGACCTTTTCAGCAATGTTAAGACCTCAAACTATTCGTTGACTCCAGCAGTTGTTACCGCTGCCAACTTTGACAGCGATGTTGTCGCTGACCTTGCTCAGCAATTGACCAATGCCAATGTCCCGAAGACAGGGCGAGTTCTTATGTTGAACCCGACCTACTACGGCGCACTCGCTAAGGACAGTTCAATCAAACTCGCCTATGCGTTTGGAACTCCCGAAGTCATTCAGCAAAACATTATCCGCAACGTCCACGGCTTTGATATTTATGAATCAACCATCATTCCCGACAACGGCGAGCATACCGCCGGTTTCGCATGTTGGAACGAAGCCCTCTGTATTGCCGCCCGTCAGCCCGCCCTGCCCCAAAATTGGTATGGTCAGGTTGCGAACGTCATTGATCCGCAAAGCAATCTGCCGTTGCAATTCCGCTTCTGGTATGAAGGCAAAGACCAAAAGCATTACCTTTCGGTTCAAGCTCTCTGGGGCACGTCCGTTGGTAATACCGGCGCATTGATTCCGATTCGCTCGTCCAGCGACGAGGAATCATCTTCGTCTGGCGAATAACCGCTGATTGGAGATTACGATGAAAGTCTCAGCATTATTCGCAGAAAAAGACGGCAAGATTAAATGCTTGCTGGCATCGCCTGACGCTTCTCAAGCCGTTGAGTTATTCAATGACCTACGGAGCAAAGGCGGCAACGGTTATCAACGGCTCTCGCTGGTAGTCCGTCCGCTGGTCTGGAAAGAATGCCGATTCAGCGATGCTGTCGCCAGTCCGCCAAAGAAAAAGAAACTCTAACTCAAAGCCCCGCTTGACGGGGCTTTGCTCTTTCTATGTCAAACTTTCAAGACATCATTTCAGCAGGACTCTCAACGGCAACGGAGATTTTCGGAACCTCGTTTGTCTACAAGACTAAGACTTACTACGGGGTTCAAACTGAAAATGATTTTACGCTGGAATTGGCTGCGGGCGGATTCAAAAGCGATAACCATTTTAGCCTCTACTGTATAAAGTCAGACTTTACCGCCCTACCCGAACCCGGCGAGACTTTGACGCTTGGTGGAGTTGAGTATCGTTTTGTCCATGTCATTACCAGTCAAGATGACCCCGGCGTTCGGTTTGATTGTACCTGTACCGACTCATGAGCGTTACCGTAAACTTTGACTCAGCCAAGTTTCGCCAATCCCTAACTCAGTTCTCGCAGTTGACCGGTAAAAGCGTTGAAGACGTGGTGCGGGAAGAACTCGGTTCAATGGCGAGAACGATTATCCGTTATACCCCGCCGACAAATGTGAAGCAGGGCAAAGACGCTGTTGAAAGAGATATTCGCAAGTTATTCACAAGCCCGAAAGACTTGTTCCCGAACGGGGCAAAGATAACCCGTCTCAAACAATTGATTGACCAACAGCAATGGAACTCTGCCGCTGATTTCATTGCCAACATTCCTGCTTTCCAAAAGCTCAAGGTTGCTGACTCAGTTGATACTTCATTGCATCAACAATACCGCAAGAATGGCAGAGTCAGAACGAAGTCCGGCCCGTTTGTTTTGATCCGAGACCCCGCCGTTCTCAAAGCCTACATTCAAGCGATGCAACAGCATGTCGGCAAGGCGAAGTCCGCTTGGCTGGCAGCGGTCTCAAAGTATGGCGGTTCTGCCGTTGCCGCTTGGATTTCAAAACATGGAACAACCGAAGGTGCGGTTATTGACGCTTTACGGGACGGCAGCGGGTTTGTAGAAGCCCTGACTGGCAACCCCGGAGCGGTTCAACTGGACGCCCGGTTGAATATTGTTGAACGAGCCGCCGCCAATACTGACAAGGCGTTGAATATCAAACTTTCAAAGACGCTGGAAAAGTTAGCTAAAGCGGTTTGAGGGGTCTTATTCTTTTAGTAATAATGGGCTGATAGTAAAAACTGCTGAATTTGTTATGCCTGAACCCGTGAGGACTTGTCTTCCGGTTGGGGTCAAAGAAATGAATGCAGATGCTCCCGGCTCGGCTGCCAGTTTTTGGAGGTCAATGAGTTGGTGCATTTTGAAATCACCGGAAAATTTGAACTGCCCTGCCTTTAATGCTGGAATAATCTTAGGACTGATTTCTTCAAGCTGCGCTATAAGCCTCTCTTGAAATGGTTTTGGGCGAGATGCTGCCTCCGCCTGTGCAATCCGACTTGTCATCTCTGCCTCTTTGTTCTTACTGACCCTGTCGCTCATCTCAAAGGTCATCCAAGCGAATATCCCTCCCAAAATCGGAAGGATAATTGTAATCATAGCAAACCACCAAGTCCATACTTCAAGTCTTGCTGCTGGAATCTGATTTATGAACCAACTCCACATTCTTTTTTTATCTGGTGTCCCCATTATGGGTCTTTGTTGGGGCTGCTTTGTTTTGGCATCGTTAGACTGACAAAGCAGGTTCGGGCTGTCAAGCGGTAAGGCGGTTTGAACTACCCTAGAGAAATTTTCTCTAAGGTTTAAGCCTACCGGATAGCCCACAATCGCCTCACGTTCACCGCTGAGGGCTTTTGACATCGATTGCCATTACATGACAGCCGACATTGAAACCCTTACAGAAACCGCTTTCATCAATTGGTTCAACAACAAGACAGTCCACGGGATTACTCTCGGCATTCCTGTCCGCTATTTTGCGCAAGACCATACTGATACTCTAACTCTGCCCGCCATTATTGTTCGGGCGATCCGAGAAGCGGAAGACCCGCCGTTTACTGGCGTCTGGCGACTCAAGGTTGAAATTGAATTGTTGGCACAAGCCGATGATACCAACGAGGCAACTCTAACCGCCGCTTGGAGCAACATTGTTGCCATTCTTGGCTACGACGATCTACCGGCAGAACTCTCCGCTTTAGACAATTTCCATTGTTACGGGATTGTCAGGGGCGTTGCTGGCAACAAACAAACCGTTGAACGGCACTGGCTATATACCTATCCGCTGACCGCCTTCTGTATGCCGATGAATAACTCTTAGTCCGCCTGTTGACACCGTCTGCCTCGGTATCAACCAAAAGGATTTTTATCATGGCAGCAACAATTGACGGGACAGCAGGACTTACTTTCGGGCTTCAAGCTGAAACTGGTGGATTTATCCAGAATCTTGAAGTTCAAAACAAAACAGAAAAAGCCGAAGTTCGCAACGAACAAGGCGAATTTGCGGGCGTAGCATTCTACAATCGCACCGAAGAAATCTCTGGCGAAGCGGTATTGACTGGTTCAACCGGACTCGGCGGGATGGCTCCTGCCGCCGCTCTAACGTTGGCAACTTATACGCCGACAGCCGGAACGATTTTTGTTGAGGAACTAACCACTAAGTTCTCCAACACGGGCTGGCAGACAACTTCATTCAAAGCAATTTGCTACCCGCTCATTACCGCTGGTTCAGGTGGTTCGGGCGGATCCGGCAGCTAATTCAACGGAGCTTGAGATTACCATGATTGCGCTCCTAACAGTTCAAGATATTAACCTCGCCGCCGCTCTAGCAAGCAACGGGGTTGAGTTCTATAAGCCTGACCCGATCCGACGCATTACCAAAGACGGCAAAGAAATTTGCATGTTCAACTTTGAGCCGTCCAAACTCGGCGAGCAACTTTGCAAACTCTGGGGGCAAAAAGACCTGCTCGAAAAACAGCCCGAACATCCGCTCTCGTATTGCTTCGCTATGATGCACAATCGGGAACGGTTGCTTGACCTTGTTAAACGCTCGCCCGCCGTCTCCATCGTCCAAAAGAACGGCAAAATCTTTTTCATACCGGTCAACCCGGTCAAACAGGAGTCTCAGCCATGACCAACGAACTCAAAAAACTTGAGGCGTTCGTTGCCGCTGAAACTGAAATCGCTGGTTTGAAACTTCGTCCCTTGTCCGCTGGTAGTTTGATTCAACTCAAATTGACCAAAAATCCGCTCATTGACGGCTTGGAAACCAATGACCCGGAGTTTCATGTCGCCAGTTTTCTCTACATTCATTCCGCTGACCCGAAAGAAGTCCGCAAGGCAACCGCTAATCTTGAAGTCTTTCGTGACAAGGTTTTGGAGTTTGCTGATGGCATTTCGATTCCAAACTTCGTCAAGGCAGCGCAACAAATTCAACAGTTAGTCGAATCCGCCACAGTCGGGAATGACTACGAGGTAAAGTCCGATGAGGCACAGCCGTCCCCAAACGTTTAATGCCCGCTTGGATTGCCTCGTATCTGATAACGATTGCATCGCAAACGGGCTGGCAACGAGACTTTATCCTTTGGGAACTTCCCCTGTCTCAGGGCTGGCAACTTCAACACGCAATTCTAATCTCCAACGGCGCAACGACTGTCCCGTTGTTGGAAAACTCTATCGCCGAATTACAAGAGTTGACGAAGGAGTTCTCCGCTAATGGCAACCATCTCTGCCAAAATCGTCCTTGATAGTTCGCAATTCAGTCGGGCGTTATCTGCGGTCAAATCCCAAACTCTCAAAGCGGGAGTTGAACTCAATGCGCTTGGCAAAACTGGACTTCTCGCTGGTCAGGGCGTTGCCGCTGGTGCGTTGGCTCTTGGAGCGTTGGCTGTTGGCAAGAATGCTAAAGCCTTCGCCGCCGTCCGATCCGCTTCAATTAGTTGCGGAGTCGCCGTTGCTGGCATTGGTAAAGCGTTAGATGTAACCGCTGGTCATTTTGGCGGGCTGTTCAAATCCTCAAAGACAGCATTCAGCGGAATTGCATCAACATTTGCTGGTCTAAAATCCGTTTTTCAACTTGGTTTTGGCAAGGCTTCATTAGGACTGCTTCTGCCTGATTTACAGAAAGCCGGTTCGGGAATCCGTGGCGTTTTTGGTTCATTGCGAGGCGTTTTTAGTTCCCTCGGCGGAGTTGCCGCCGCTGGCATTAAAGGCATTGCATCCGGTTTGAATTATGTCACCGTGGTCGCAAAAGGCGTTGCCGCAAGAGTTGGTTCAAGCCTGTTGAGCATCGGCAAGATTGCGATGAAGTCCGTTGCCATGATCGGCGTCGCCGTTGGTGCTGTCGGCGGAGTCATTGCGGCTGGCATTCATAAAGTTTTAGGAGTCGGGGCTGACCTTGACCGTCTCGCCGCTCGAACCGGCGCTCCCAAAAAAGATTTACTGATTCTCGGTCAGGCATTCAAAGACGTTGGACTTTCCAGCGACCAAGTTGGCCCCGCAATCAACCGAATGCAGAAAGCCCTGACCGGCGTCAATCAAGAAGGTCAACCGACTAACAAAATGTTTCAACGGCTCGGCTTGGACATGAATGAGTTGAAGAAACTCAATCCGACCGAGCAATTCAATAAAGTTGGACAAGCCATTGCCGGACTCAAAGACCCGGCCGAGCGGGCCGGAGCATCAATGGCAATCTTCGGCAAGACCGGTGGCGAACTCAACCAACTTTTCAGCAATCCAGAAGCAATCACCAACGCTCAAAAGGTTCTCGGCGGACAAGCCGACATGCTCGCCAAAAACTCTGCCCGCTTTGAAAAAGTCCATACGGGACTAGCCAATATCGGGATGAAGGTGCAGGGCTTTTTCGTTGGCGTGGCAGAAGCAGTTTTGCCGAAACTGGAAATGCTCGTTGATTGGTTAAACAAGTTAGACCTCTCCGCCATTGGCGCAAAACTCGGCGGATACCTCTCGTCAGGGATCAACATTCTCGTCACCGCTTTCAAGACTGACAAACTCGGCGAATTGCTTGGCTTGTCATTGAAAACCGGACTCGCAACGGCTGGCGATTATCTCATTGGCATCTTTCAAACCGCCGTCAACATTCTCGGCGAAGCCATTGCTTTACTTTTCAGCGGCGACTTTTGGAGTTCGTTGGTCAACGGATTTTACGGCGTCTCTCTGAAAATCATGGCGTTCTTTATGGCGGCATTTGAGAAGCCGATTCAATACGGAGCCGCCGCAATGGAGATTGCGTTTGAGTCAGCCATTAAGGTTTTCTGGACGCTCAAAGATTTCTTCGTTGATGTTGGCAACTTCTTCATAGCCACGATCAAAACCGGCATCCAAAAGGTCATTGCTCTGTTGCCAGAGTTTATGCAACCGGCGGGTTTTGCAGCGAAGTCATTCAAGGAAAACCTCGCTGACGCCAAACAAGAACATCCGCATACGGGCGACGATTTCCACGTTTCGACATGGTCAGAGGCAATGGCGAACGCCAAGAGTTCCGTTCCTGAGTTTGCCAAGACAACCAATAACGCTGCCGATGACTTTCTCAAAGCGGCGGGAATCTCTATCAAATCTCTTGGTTCAAAGATTGGCGACATCGTTAGTAGAAATGCCAAACAATTCAAAAGTAGCGATATGTTCGGGCACGCCGACTTGCAGAAGCAACTGGCGGAGCTTGCCAAGTCCTTAAATGTTCCGATTGAGGCGGTTCAAAAAGCGGCTGAGAAAGTTGCGATCCCTACCGATGAAAATGATGAATTAGCTAACCCTGAAGGTAAGAAAAAGCACGGACACCATGCGGTCAAAGAAGCCGACCAATACGCCAAAATCGGATTGTTCGCATCAACGCAAGGGGCGACCGCCACGCTCAATTATAACCAACGGATTTCTGAACATACGCAGAAGATGGTTCACCTGTTGACGAAACTGACTCAAGGCGGCGGCGTCACGCCACAACCTGCGAGGGCTGGCTAATGAGTTCACAATGGTTTGGTTCAACCAACGAGCCGAGAGCCTCTTCCCTTCGCAAGGTTTCAGACGGCGCAATCGAAGCGACCCAAACTTATGAGGGTAGATATTCTGACTTGGTTAGCGGTGCTCCGGCGATTGGTCAGTTGATTACCATTAGCGGCGTAACGCTCTATTGCGAGAATGTCGAAATCCAGCAGGGAGCGACCGACGATGGAAAAATGACGGTTTCGGCATCAAATCGGACAACCATAGTCGTTGATGAAACAGAGTGGGTTCGGGTTGACCAAGATATTCGCTATCACCCAAACTTTATGACAGGCGGCATGTGGGAGCTTGATGATGCTGACCGTCAAGATGTCGAAGCCAAACTTAATGCGCCAAATGATGACTCGGTTGATACGCCAGACGGTAATGCTGGCGAACTCTATACCCGCCTACTTCGTGGCGAGACCAACTACGCAATTTATATCCCGGTCTGTCGGAGAACATCATATTACCTGACAAATCCGAGCGTTGGTTCTGGTTGCGGTAAAATTGCGACGCCGCCGATGCCTTCTCCAACCGGTTATACCTACATTTTTACTGCTGACCGAGCCGTCCGTTCCGGCTGGTGTTGGCAACGGGTTCAAGAATGGACGGGCTTCGCTGACGTTGATACCGACATTATCAATAACGCCTCATGATCTCGCCTATTAAAGAACTTAGACCCGGCGAAATCATTACCGCCGCATGGTGCAATGCAATTGTTCGGCAATTGCGGGCGATTTGTCCGCAATCCTCTGGCGATGTGAATGTTAATACTCAGCCCGGTGGAACGACCTTCAACCTACGGCGAATTAGTCGTGGGACAGCGAGCGAAAAACCGCCCTTCCTTGTCTTTGACGCATCAACCGGCGGCGATTCTCCAGCGGCTCAAGTTAAAGTAACCGGCGGAGTTATCAATTATCCCTACAATGATGTTCAAATAACGGTTGATGATTCTGACGCTATTGCGGTTAGCGATGGCGACTATGTATTTCTCAAGATGACGGACGATCTGACTTGGGAATTTGCCGCTGATTCTTCCCTGCCAAGCGACATGCTGTATTTCATTTTGGCTGACAATATCGCCGTCTCTGATGATGCTATAACTGACATTACTCTCGACTGGTCAGGAGGCAGCCTGACCTTCCCTGAAATATTTCCCGTTTCTCTTGCGACTGATGGCGGTTCTGGCGGTGGAAATGGCGATGTTGCTGATTTTACATATAAGGTCACGACGCTCGGCGGTGTTGATATTTTAACTGAGGCAACGCCAGTCATTCAACCGGCGGCAAGACTTATCCCGACTGCTGAAGTCACGGCAGCAACGCAAGGGACAGCCCGCATTTTGGTTGATGGAACGTTTCAACTTTGGGACTGCGACGAGCAACAGACTTTAACTTTCTCGCAGTCAAAAACGACAGACTGCGAGACTGGGTAATATGGGCTTACTTATCAATTGCGATAAATCGTCGCTGTTATGGTCTTGCGACAAAGCCGACTTACTAACGGATTGTCAGAGTAGTTCCAGTAGTTCACAGAGTTCCGAAAGTTCGTTAAGTTCCGAAGAAGATTATCATATTTCCTACAAGGCTTGCGACAGTACGGGAAACAATTGCCATTTACTTTGTCTTGCCCCAACCGGAACGCCTTCCCGCTATCGGGAAGAAGATTGTCCTTGTTATGTAGCCGGTTGGTATTCGACGCATTATCAAGTTGGTTATGGCGGCACTTGGACGTTATGGGACGGGCGGGGTTCGGTTTGGGGTTCGACTTTAACTAATCCAGTTAGTCCGGTTGGGACATATAATAGCGGTTGGGTCGTTAGCCGGGTTTCGGATTGTTTGAAAAATGCAACCCACGCCAATTTAAGTTATTCCGTTTCTTATACCTGTAGTCATCGGGGCGACGTTCCGCCGCCGTCTCAATCTTGCGGACCGGATCCTTGCCTATCAATACCCACTGGTTATAGCGGAACTGCGACCTTACCAATTAAAACCGATACATATCATCAAAACCAAAATCCGTTTTGCACGATGCAAGGATTGGCAGATAACCATTCCGATTATTTTGGGTTTCAATGGTATGCGGAACAGGGTTTGACCACGGTTTCTTACAGGGTTAAAAGCCCGTTTTATTCACCGGGAACGCAATCAGTGACAATCAATCAATGTCCCGCTGGTAGTTTTTCTTGGAGCTTTACTCAGACAGCCGCTTGCTGGTGGATGGAAAATATCGGCGGCGGATATACTCGGGAGCATCAATGGTATTCCGATGCGATTACAACCGTTGTCTGTAGCATTTCAGGATCATGACTACGCCAATTACATCATTAGAAAACCGTTTCGCTTGTCAGCATTGGCAAGATGCTTATCAACGACTATTGGCGGGACAATCGGTTAGTTTTGCGACCATAATTGTTAATGATAATCCGATTTGTTTGCTTTGTTATCAGGCACAGTATCCGTTGCCGGTTAATGGCGTAGGCGATGTTGCGACAAAAGTTATGCCAAAAGTTAAGATCAAACGTTGCGGTAGTTGCTCCCAAAAAACTCAGCAATTAAAAGACTCAATCCAGCAACGCCTCAAGAACCCCTAGCCTGTTGACATAGCCCGCCACGGCATGGCAACAATTGACTTCTTCAATAATGGGTCGGTCGCAGTTACCGACGTTTCAACTGAAATCTTAGCGGCGTCTGACGGCAATCATCGGAGAGGCGCAACCTTCATCGTCAACGCTGGCTCAAATGACTGTTTTTTGTCGTTCGGCGCTGACGCTGTCGCTGGTCAGGGCGCATTGCTAAAAGCTTTCGGCGGATCAATCGGACTTGAGGCAAGCGATGGTTGGAGCGGGACTGTCAACGGGATTTGCGCTTCTGGCAAATCCACAACGATAACCTTCTCTGAGGGAGTTGACGCTTAATGAGCTTTATTCATAACCCCGGCGTCTCGGTCGGAACAATCAACGGCATCTTAAAAGCGGACGGAAGCGGTGGGATTTCTGGTGCAACCGCTGGAACGGATTACTTGCAACCAACCGGCAATGGCAGCGGACTTAGCGGTGTCTTGAAAGATGCAACCGCTTTCGCCACAGCCGCTCAAGGCGCAACCGCTGATTCAGCTCTGCAACCAAACGGCGACGGCTCAGAATTGAGCGGTGTCTTGACTACTTTATCGGGTCACAGCGTTAGCGAACTAGCCAATGATGCCAAGTATCTCGTCTCTCCTTTTTCAACAACCAATCCCGGCGACATGATTTATACCGAATGGTCGGATAGTTCGCCCGGTGCGGTTATGACAACTCGCTTGCCAATTGGCACGGCAGGACAAGTCCTCGCAGTCGCAACCGGTTGGCAAAATGGCACAGGACTTTTTCCAACTTGGATTGACCCCGTCATTCCAACCGCCTCCGCTGTTTTGACCGCTTCTAGCATCACGCCTGTTGCTGATGGAACTTATACGGTCGGAATCGGGACGACAACCAACGGGACGATCACAATTTCAGGCGGCATCATTACTGCAATTCAAGAGGCTTCGTAATGTCTGAAAACGCCATTCTTGACCGGCTCCAAAAAATAGACAGCCGACTTGAGTCCATTGAAGGTCGTCTTTTCATTGGCAACGGGAATCCATCATTTGCGGTCAGGCTTGATCGCCTTGAGATTCAGGGCGAAAAAAAGCGAACCAACAATTTTCTCGTTTGGTCAACAATTCTTGCGATTGCGGCAACAATTATTGGCGAACATGTCGCAACCCGCTTTGATAAGTCAAACGCCACGCCACAATCCATAACCGCCGGAGCAAAACAGCCATGAAAGAGCAGACTATTTTTATTGGCGAAGGCGATGACTACGAAATCATGTTGCAAATGTCTGATTCAAAAGGCAACCCGATTGACATTTCAAAAGATGATTTCATAATTGTTTTGAAATCTTTGGTTGACCCTGACGCCGCACCAATCGTTGTCCGAACTATTTCCAAACATGATTTCCCAAAACAAGGGATCACCAACGTTTATCTTTTCAATTCTGAGATAGAAGCCGCTGCCGCGGCATCCGCTCCGAAGCCGCCCGTTTACGCCATCCGTTGGAATCGCAACCGTGGCGACCATTACATTAAACAGACGCTATCCTACGGCGAAATCAAGCAGACCCCGACAGCCGCCACCGGCGTTGCTGACGAATCCGAATCCTCATCGGAGGGCTAATGCGCTATTCGGTTCAACCTGAACTTCTGGCAACGATTCAGGGCGGTCAACGGGCGCAAGTTGTCGCCGATGATGAAAACCTAACTGCCGTTATTCATTCCCACGATTTCAATTGTTCCATGTTTCAGTTTGCAATTGGCGAGGCTGTTGACTGGACGGCTTGGACAGCAAACGAATATCCCGACCAAAAGATTATCGGCACCGGATCTGATTCGCTCTACCTCATTCGCTCAGTTGAACCGGCCGAGTCATTGGCTCAAAAGGGAACCATCCCGACGCTCAAAGCGGGTTTCAAACAAGTAAAGCCATGACTGTTGCCATTGATGAATCATCCAAAACTAATCAACGTGCTGAGTTCTCAAAAGCCAATGCGTTGATGGTTCGCTGGAAAGCATCTTGCACCGCTGATAATCCGGTCGGCGATGAAACTTTAATCGCTGAAATCTGGAACATAGCGGCAATTCAAAACTCGCTGTTTCAAAAGGCGATCAAACGGAATATCAACAGCGAAGACGTTTATGAGGCATCGCTGTTGGCATTTTGGGAAGCCGCTAAGAGTTGGCAGGCTGATAAAGGCAGGGTTTTCTCTACGTGGCTTTATGCCATTGCTGAGCGACGATTGATTGATTATTGGAAAAATAACCATCCTGACGAAGAAATTGCCTTTTCCTTAAATGATGTAATTGGCGAGGAAGATGAGACTTTTGCCGAACTAATTCATGATGAATTGGCGGTTATCTCACGGGATGAGGTTGAGACGGAAGAAAACGTAGTGATCTTGCGGAAAATGTTGGAAGCGGCAATTTCAGAACTTAAACCAACCGCAATCATGCGCAAGATTTTGGAAGCCGTCTTAAAACTCGGTGGCGATGTTGCGGGTCGAAAAGACCAGTTATTTGAACAATCAAAAATCGTCAAAGAAACCGGTCTAAGTCAAAAACAAGTTGATAATGCGTTGATGCTTATTAAACCCTTTCTACTTTCAAATGCTGGGCGATGGCGAGAACAGGTAATTTCAGAACTTGGCAAAAAGACTGCAATAAAGCCCGAGCGGGGCGGAATTACCATTGCCGAACTCAAGTCCTTGCGCCAAAAATACGAGCTGGCAAAAGTCATTCAACTGACCGGCATTCCCAAAGATTCAATCTACTATCGCTTTCGAGCATCCGCTAAAGGCAAAACCGTAAAATCCCGTATCTCGGATCAGACCTTACTGGCGTCTTACAGAGCGAATCCTGACTTAAAGTTTTTAGAACGGTCGTTGAAAGTTTGTGAAGTCACTTTATATCAGCGGCTAGAAAAGTTAGGAGTTCAATTCCGAGTAAAGCGAAAATTTGATTTAGACGCTGACTTGCTCTGGCGGACATTAGCGGAAGTTGGTTCTAAAAACGGGGTTGCTAAGAAATTGAATATCAATAGCGGAACCGTTAAACGATTTTTCAATTCCACAACCACCCGACCGAGCGAAGCCGATTTGCCAAAGATTTGCGAAGATGTTTTTCAATTTTTCCTAAAAAGTGGACGAGATGACCAAAGAGAAACGCTAAGGAAATTGGTGCAACCTCTGGCTGATAAAATTGCCAGTCAGGATTTTTATTTAATTTTTGCTGATGAAATTTCTGATCCATCGCCTAACTTTTATCAACGGTTGAAAACTAGAATTGAACCCGAGTTCTCAAACAGATTTGAACGAACCGTAAACCCGATTCAACTTTTCCCGCCGGTCGTTTGGTTGATTGCAACTGAACCGCAACCCCTGTTTGAGCCGGTAGTTTGGGCCGGATCCTGTTAGTTGGCACAAAACTTGTTCAGCCGGATGGCTTTTCTAGCCCTTTCGCAGATGCAATCCCTGTCAATTTGAGCGCATTGAATACCAATTTTATTATCATGGCATAAGCGTGGGCTGACCTTAGAGAAAATTCCTCTAGGGTAAAACTGAGGCGGAGCAAAATCTCTTGTTTTGCTCAATCTGATTTTCTAGGGACTCAATTAACGCAATAAAGCCGTCCAGCGGTTCAAGCGGTTAGGGCTGTTGGCGGATGCATTCAGCCGGAGAAGCCCTACTTGACGGGCAAACTGAACGGCGTATTATGGCGGTCATGGATTCCAAATTTAAGAAACTTCTGCAAGCCGAACGAAACAAACTCGCCGACAAAATCAAAAAAGATATTATTGAGTTGTCCAAACTTGACGAGGCTTTAACCGCCTTGACCGGTCAAACGTTGGAAACGCCAACTATTAAGACCGTCAAGAAATCCAAAATGGATGCGAAGGCTCGCAAGGCAATCGGGGCGGCAAAAAAGAAGTGGTGGGCGGAGCGGAAGAAGGCGGGGAAGAAGTAG